CTTTAGTATAATATCACCTGTTTGAAGTGGTACACCAACATTACCGTAATGAATTTGCCTACTTACTGATTTGTTTGTTCCACTTCCAGCATTTTTCATATATGCTTTGTAAGCGTCCTCACGAGCTTGTGCTTCTCGTTGTACTCTTTGTTTTTCTTCAGTAATTTGTTTTTGATAACTTGTGATTAATGCTTCTTGTTTTTTCATTTCAGCTTGTTTTGCTTGTTCAGCTTTCTTTTCAACTTCTTTTGATTCCTCAACTGCTTTGGTGTATAATTGTGGAATTTCTTTATCTAAAACTTGAACAGTTTCTTTTGCTTTTTGTTGTTTTTTGATTTCCTCTCGATATTCACGAACCTGTTCTACTTGTTTAGGACTGACAACTCTTGCTTCTATGTATTGTGATTGAAGTAATCTTTCTTTATATTCAGGGTCATCAGGAATTTTTTCAGGAAGTCTGCTTCTAGCCTGTGCCCTTTTTTGTTTGGCTTCTTCATAAGCTTGTCGAGCTTCAAAATTTTGACCCTCATAAACTTCAATCTGTGCTTGTGCTACTTCACCAGCTTGTTTTGCTGTTGCTTCTGCTATTTGTTTCTCTAATTCTTTTTCTTTAGCAGATTTAACCATTGGTTATACGAAGTATAACTTGGTTAATTAATGTTGTTTATATAGCAGAACGACATTGAAAGTTTGAATGGCTGATATTAGTATTATCGAGTTTGCAGTATATGCTTTTATTGCCTATTCAGGTATGCTAATGTTAATCATTTCTACTATTCGTGAAGCACCACAGACTAAATCACAGTCATTTACCCGTGCCATGTATCTCATTCCCTCAATAGTTTGTGCCTTTTTACTGGCTGGTATGGGGGAAAGTATCGGTTTGTATGACGTTGTAATAGACGGTATCGAACAAGGAACAAATACTTCACTTACTGAGAGTTACAGTATTACACTTATCAATCCAATATGGATAACCTTTAACTTTATGATTGCAATAATAATGCTATTTCATTTCATTATGCAGACTTTGCAGTTGTTATTGTTTAGAGATTAATCTTCAACAAGCCAAGCCCATTCAGGACGTTCTTCATATTCATTGTCAGTCAATTAATATTATTTCCTCTAAGCAACATGATTGTCCAGATGGATATTAGTATAACGTAAATCATTGAAATTCCAGCGACAAAGATTGGTGGTATTGCCAAGTATGTGAGAAGGTTAAACACATAGGTTCCAGTCATAACTTGGAAGATAAGGTAAACAAGTTCTGCGACATTTAGAAGTGGGTTATCTGTAACTGATTCTTGGTTAGCCATTGTTAATTGCATTTGTGCTGTTTGGTATGACAGATTTGAGAATGTTGAGTTTGTACCTTGAACCCATTCATAAGGTGTGTCTGTATTTGCTGGATCATTACTAGCGTATTGACATTCTATTTCAGTTGTATAAGTCTGATTACCGAATCCACCGATTAAACTTTGTGTATTATCATAACAACCAGCAAAGGTATCTGAGATATTGTTAATGGAAGTTCTTAAATCAGCACCAGTAAACCCACCAGTTTGATCATCAAAGGCTTTCATCTCAACACCTATTGGATCACCAAGAACTGATTGAACACCTAAGAATGAGAATGAAGCGATGTATGCAAATATGATTATAACGATTGGTGTGTCCATTATCTATTCCTTGTGATTCCCCATGCTAAGAATATTACTAATGCTACTACGCCTACAAGCACAGTTGGTAATGAGATGATTCCGAAGAATGACAATCCGAATACTAAACTGGCTGATAACAATACACCAACGATTGGATTCAATCTGTTAAAGCCGACCATTGAAATTAGTATAACAAATAGTCCAACAATATCTAATGCACCAAAGTCACCGTCAGTACCATAGTCACCAGTCTGGAAGGCTTGAATCTGTGTAACTAATGGAATGTTTGGAACACCAGTTGTACTTTGTTGGGTCATAATGAATTTGGCTGAAACCTCATCATCTTCCTGTGATACTTGAGGTGCACATTCAACTTCAATTACTTCATTGTCAATGTCATGGAACTCAAATCCGATAACCTGTTGGTTAGCGTCAGCAGAATTAACTACTGCTGTCATGTCAGTACCCTCGACATATTGTTCTGTCTTTTGTGCAAACTTGTAATCAACTTCACAAGTCATTTGATCCCACCATGAAGGATAACCAACTTGTAATGTGTCAACATCAGTGAAAGTTCCATTGATATTCAAGTTCTGTGTTTCTCTTTGGAACTCAATGACGTTGACTGTCTGTTCGTTTACTGAGTCAATGTCAAACCATTCCATGCCACCGCTAGTTGGATCGTATGCTACAATGGAATTGTCAACACCAGTTGTTGCATTGACTAGGTTACTGAATCCAGAATTGCCTAATGGTGAAGTGATTGTTACACCGAAGGTATAACTTGTATCATATTCTAAGTTAGGTGCAAAGTTGGAATAAGTGTTAGTTGTAGTTCCAGCACTGGTTGTTGGGTTTGCACTTTGTGCTGGGGTTGAATAGTAGACACTGTAAGATGTGATTTGTCCTTGATAATATGCTGGTTCATCCCAGTCAATTACTGCACCAGTTCCAGTTATACCTTGAACTATCATTCCAGTAATTTCAGTTTCAGGTGTTGTGACAATACTGTTAGAAGAAGCTGAGTCACCTAATGATGAAACTGCTTTGACTTCATACTGATAAGACTGTCCAAAGTTAATTGGTGTGAAATCAGAATGACTTGTTGTAGTTACAGTTGTAAGTAATGAACTATCTCTAAATATTTTGTAGCCAGTTATACTTGCGTCACTACTTGGTACAGTCCAAGACAAAGCAGTAGTTCCAGTTGTGAAAGACAATACTGGTGCGTCTGGAACGTCACCAGTTGTAATTGTTGTTGTAGTGAATGTGGTTGATTCACCAACATTGTTTAATGCGTGAATCTTGTAAGTGTAATCTTGGTTCAATGCATTTGGAACTGTGTCAACATAACCCAATGCAGTTGTAGTTGTAACCAAACTAAATGCACCTGAACCAGTCTGTCTGTAAACGTTATATCCAGTCAAAGCACTTCCACCAGTTGAAGTTGGCAAATCCCATGAAACAGTAACATCATAAGGTGCTGAGTTAATACTTGGAATTACACTACTTGCGTTTAATGGACTAGATGGAACTGAAGCAGTTGTTATACTGTTAGATGGTGATTGTCCACTTGAACCAACTAGGTTGATTGCTGTGAACTTGTAGTACCAAGTTCCAGCACTTGGAACTGTGTCAGTAAAGTCCAAGTCAGTTACGGTTCCTACTGAAGTGTAAGTAATATCATCAGCACTTCTGAATACTTCGTATGATTGAATTATAGAACCACCTGAAGATGGTTCAGTCCAAGAAACTTCAATGTCTAATGGTGATGGGTTTGGATTGTTAATTGCAAGTGATGGTGCGTTAGTTGGTGCTGGGGGTACAGTTGGTGTTGTCGTACTTGTTGTACTACTGAATCCACTTGTACCATGAGTTGAAACTGCCTTTAGTTTGTATTCAAAAGTACCACCCCCACTTGGAACTGTGTCAGTATAACTTGATACTAATCCAGTTGTTGTGATTAGTGTACTGTCACGATAGATTTCAAATCCAGTTAGTGTTCCAGTACCAACGTTAGTTGGTGCTGACCATGAAACAGTAATGTCAAGTGGATTTGTGTTTGGATTGTTAATTGTACTGCTTACAGAAGTTGGAACATCAGGGGGTGTACCAGCTAATGCAGAAACGAAAGGTGTAAGGAAGTTAGAATCGCCAACTGCATTTGTTGCCTTGACAGTGTAATAGTATTCAGTACCACCAGTTACGTTTGAATCATCATAGTCAGTTGTGGTACTACCAGTTGTATCAATTTGAGTTGGTTCACTTCCTTTATCATAAGCCATCTCAACTTCTGAGGAAGTCAATACATCAGAATTGATAAAGTATTCATCTATCATTCCGTCAATATTTGTTGTGTAATCAGTTGGTATTGGTAAAATAATATTATCAATACTTGAATCAATATCCCCTGAACCAACACTTGATGAAGTTGTAAATCCTATCATATTTTTCAAATATGTTTGTCCAGTTGCAGAAGTTGTAAGGTTAATACTTTCTACTAATGTAGAATAATTAGAATCTGAATACTGATTTAATGTTACAGTTGAACCACTTTTAATCATTTCAAAATATTGTGTTACACCAGTTGCTGGGGGATTTGTAAGATAAACTGAATTTGCTGAACCACTGGAATATTCTCTTAGACCAAAGTTAGGACTAGGTGTGTAGTAAGTATAAAATCCAATATCATTTGTACTTCCAAATCCTGTTGTATGGTCACTGTCAGATAACACTAATGCTTTTGCAACTGAACCACTACCACTAAAACTAGCACCGTCAGTTGTATGTGAGAATTTGAATGTCCAGTTATCGCCAAGTGTTCCACCTAGACTTCTTGATTGACCCTCTACACTACTTTGTCTTGAGATATTTTCTGTGTTCCATGAATCATTTGTTGTATCAATATAGTATTTTGCAGTATTACTAGATGGGTAAACACCGTTACCTATGTTAGAAGTATAACTTGTAAAGTCGTCATTAATACCACCAATGTTAGAACCCAATGATGTAGTGTCAGTTGCAGTTGCCTGACTCACACCGTTTTGATATATTTCCCAGTCATTTCCATCTCTAACAAAAGTGTAATGTTGTGGACTTGAAGTGTTGTCCGTCAAGCCTGTGGCTGAGATGATTGTGGTTGGTGGGTTTGTAAATGACCATGTACCAGTACCAGCATTAGAATCTAAAGTCATGTAAGTTTTGTAAGCAGTTCTTGGAACGTATGATTTAGGATTACCCTCATAGGCTACACCTGACCAGCCACTAGGATAACCAGCTCCAGTATTAGTATAACTCAAGAATACTGCACCGTTGTAACTTGATACGGCTGAATCAACTTCAAGTAATATCATATCGCCTGTACTTAGAGTGATAGGTTCATTCAACGTGTGTGAATACAAAACTTGTTGCTGATTGTTCAATGCACTTGCTGGTTGCCAGTCAGTATATCTCAAAAGAGTACCACTGCTATCTCTAACAGTATATTGATAATTTCCAGTTCCACCAGTACCTTGATTACTTAATTCCATTCCTATTGTATAGATTTCATTTCCAGCCTGTGATGAACCAACTACAAGACCCTCTTTTGTTCTACTTGTACCACCATCATCATAAACTGCAATTCCACCTTGCCAACTTGTTGACTCTGAATAAATTTGTGAAGTTGAATATGTACCACTTGATACTACAACTTCTTCAACACTTGCAGAATCAGTTCCGACATTGAATGTTACGTCATTGAGTCCGAGAAGTTTGGTGTTACCATTCCAGTCATCTACATCGCCTACACCATTGTAGATTATCATATCATCTATCTCAACTTCTACATTACCAGCTTGTGTAGAAACACTGCCATTTTCATTTCTTATTACAACGTACTGTAATCCCTCAGCAGTAACACCAGTGTTAGTT